GTATTGTACAACTTCTGGTCCCGAAGGAGCTGGTGGTGGTGGTGGTGGAAGTGTTGGAGTAGGTAATTTAACTTTTAGTCAAAATCAACAATATAATATTACAATAGGTTCTGGTGGTACAGGGGGTACATACAGTAATGTAACTATTGCATCAAATGGAAATAATACAACTTTATCAGGTTCAGGCGTTAATGAAACAGCATATGGTGGTGGTTATGGAGGAAGTTCAATAACATTTCAAGGTCAAGGAGGTAAAACAGGTGGTTCTGGAGGAGGTTCTTGTTCTTCATGGAATAATACATCTGGTCCAGGTGGTTCATCAGGAGGTTCAGGTATTTTAACGTATTATGCTAATAGTGGGGGGAATGGAAGTTGGGTGTCAAGTACTACACTTCCAGGTGGAGCAGGTGGGGGTGGAGGTGGAGCATCAAGTTCTGGTGGTAATGCTACATCTACTAATGGTGGTTCAGGTGGGAATGGATATACTTGGACAGTTAACAATCAAACTTATGGTGGAGGAGGAGGTGGAGGTGGTGGAGGTGGTGGTAGTTATTATGCCACAGGAGCAGGTTCTGGAGGTTTAGGGGGTGGAGGTTCTGGAGGAACTGGTAACAGTACATCTTCTGTTATAAATGGAACTACCGGGACAACAAATTTAGGAGGAGGAGGAGGTGGTGGTGCAGGTGGAAATAGTAATGGTGGTGCAGGTGGTAGTGGTGTATTAGTTATTGTTTTACCAAGTACATAAAACTAAAATTTAATATTAAATAAATTAAATATTAAAATTGTATAATTGTATAAAAAAATAATTCAATAAATTAGTGTGAATAATTATTTGACCAATTATTATTTTTTTGATTGGTTAAGTAATTGTAAATATTTATTTTTATATTTAATATATTTTTTTTTAAATTCTTCTTCATTGTTATTATTAGTTTTATCGAAAACATCAATATTTTCTGTATTTGTTTGGATTTTATTAATCTTAGAATAATCGAAAAAAGTTTTATTTGTAAAGTCGTTATTTAGGTTTTTTGTAACAGGGAGTTGTGTTATTGTGGAAAAAATTGGGGTTGGGGATTGTGGAAATAATCCAGTTGTTGCAGAATTAGTTGTTTTAATTTCATTTTTTTGAGCAGGAACTTTTGAATCTGTTAATGTAAATAAATTAGAAGAGTCTGACATATATAATTTAATAAATAAAAAAAATTAATAAATAAAAATAATTATATATGAATTTATTTTAAATAATCAGATAATTTTTGAATATTTTCTATTTTAGTTGTAAAACATATTGATGTTTCTAACGAATTAATAAAATCTATACAATTATCATATTTATTTATAGTATTATTAGTAAAATATCTTACTTTACTTGTGATAGGTAAAATAATTTCTTCATTTTCTTTATCCAAAGTATATTTGTCTTGCATATAATTATGTATTTTAATGTAAATTTCCATAAATTTACCAGTTATATATTTTAATACATTTTTAATTATATTATTAAAAGGACCAATTGATTTGGTGTAAAAGTATAGATAATTTTTATATACAATATTGAAATCTTGAGAATTATCATCATATAATTTTAAAACATTATCATTATTTAGTATGGTATCAACAACAATTTGAACAGAATCCAAAATTAATTTGGTTTCACTTTGATTAACATTATTTGGATAAATACAAACAAATTCATTTATAACAATATTTTCATATAATTGTAAACATAATTGCGTTTGTAATAACATTGAATTATTTTTAATTTTTAATGCCATTTCATCACTCTTAAATACTATAGAACTAAATTGTTCACTTGCTAAACTGTAATATAATAGGAAACAAAATATAAATATAGTATAATGAATTGTCATTTTTAGTTGTTATTAAATTTGTTATATAATATACTGTATTATAAAGATTATTCAATTTTTTACAATTCAAACTAAGTATATTCAAAGTAATTTAACAAATAACACAACAATTATTACAGCCATAATTAGTGTTTAGATTTGTTTCTAAAGTATTTTTTATAATTTCTCTATTAATAAAATCATCAATATATTTATTTTTAATGTTAATTTGTTGTTGTGATAAACATAATTTTGAAAATTTACCTTTGGGTATAAATGTGGTTAGATAACCAGAATTATTTTGTTGCCCAATAGATGAATTATTAAATTTAATCTCATTAAATTTAATTTTTAACTGCCAATAAATTTGATAATACACTTGGATAACTGATACACTAGGTTCTATTTTAATATCTAATATATCATTAAGAAAAATAATAATTTCATCTTTAATATTATATTCTTGACCCAAAGACATTATTCCAAATGTTAATTCGTTCCATAAATCATTTGTTATTGGATTAGTAATATTTTTCTTTTCATTATTTTCATTTAAATCTAATATAATATCCATCAAATATATAATAAATTCAAAAGATTCATATAACTTATCATTTTGATTAATATAGTCAAAAAATCTTATTTCAATTCCATGAGCATAATGTTTATTAAAATTAATGTCTAATCCAATTTCTTTAAGTTTATTATAAGCACAATTGGTATAATATTTATTAAACCACCAATTATTTTTACTATAATGTGGATGTGTTTCTATTGGAATTGTTAATATTTTTCCTGGAGTCATTTTATTGGTATCGTATGTTCCAATACCAATATATCTAGATACAGCACATCTTTGAGAAACTAAAGAAAATAATTTTTTATATTCAAAATTATCACATAGGGAAAATGGATCAGCAGAACCATAAACTGTAATAATTAAAGGTTCTAACCATTGAATAATTTTTATTGCTTCTTTATGAATTTGAATAAAATTTTGTTTATTTTCAATATTTCCACTTGAATCTAATTTAGTTGGTAATGTTATATTAAAATGTAATGTACCATTATTAAACATATTAACATTATTTAAATTAGTCATATAAATAGCAAATGGATGATTTTTTTTCATAAAATTTATTTTACCATATTCTTTAAATATTTGTTCTGATTCAAAAATATTATTTATTTTTGAAATAAATAAATGTTTATTTGTATTCAATTCCTTAATTACATTATATAATTTTGGATTAACAAAATTTAATGTTAAAAATTCTATTGTATCTCCATCAAAAATCCAATGATTTGAAGAATTGGATTTAAAATAATCATCGTGTTCTTCCAATGTTTCTTGTAATGTTTTATCTTGAAATTTTTTATTTGGTTTTGGTATTTTTTCATAAGTTGTTTTACTATTATTATTTTTATCAGTTTTTGTAAAACTATGTGAATTTAGTAAAATTGGACATAAATAATTTACATCAATTTTATTGTCTAAATATTTAAAAGCTTTATCCAATAATTCTGTGGAATATGATGAATAATAATCAACACTATATCTTTCTCTTTTATGATTTAAAATTAAAATTTTTTTATCAATCAATTTGTATTTTTCAAATTCAAGATATAATTCATTTTCAATACCTAATCCCCAAAATATTGTATCAAATGGATATTTATCTTTATAAAATTGATGTTTATCTGTTTGGTTATTACCAATTAATTCTGTTATACCCATGTTTATTTATAGATATAATATATAAAATTTTATTTTATAAAACTATTTTAGAAAATCGTTTAAGCTTTATTTTTGAAATAATGTTTAATTCAAATATAATAAAATATTTATATATAAGAAAAGAAATAAATCTAAATGAAAAACGTGTTCCATTAGTTCCTTCTGATGTAGAAAAATTAATTAAAAATGGTTTTAGTGTATATATTGAAAGTTCTCCCAATAGAATATTTCAAGATATTGAATATATAAGTGTGGGTGGAATTATTACTACTCAACCTTGGTATAATAAAAAGTTTAAAAATTATTTAATTATTGGAATTAAGGAACTTGATAACATTAATAAATTAAACTCACATACACATATGTATTTTTCACATTCATATTTGTCTCAATTAGGTTCTCAGGAAATATTATCTCAATTTAAAAAAACATCAAGTATTATTTTAGATTTTGAATATTTTTATGGTGGTATAAACATAATAACTAAAAGATTAATATCTTTTAGTTATTATGCTGGAATAGTTGGAGCTTATTTGGGATTGAGACAATATTTGTTAAAAAAATCCGGTTTAGAATTATCAAATTTAACTTATTTTGAATCAGTAAATGTTCTCATTAATAACTTAAAATTATTCTTAGATTTTAATTTATTCAAACAAAATGATATAGCTATTATTGGACCAAATGGAAGTACTGCTCAAGGTGTTAAATATATATTGGATTCGTTAGGTATTGGATTTGAACCAATATATAAATATACCTCAAAAAATAATCTTGATAAATATTCCATTTTGTTTAATTGTATTAAATTAGATTTAGAACAAGATGAAATATGGTTTAGTTTAGATAAATCATATTTTTCAAATATAATTATTGTTGATATTAGTTGTGATTATTCTAAACCAAACAATCCAATAAAAATTTATAACAATAAAACTACTTGGGAAAATCCAATTTTTAAACCAAATAAATTTATTGATATAATTGCGATAGAGAATTTACCATCATTAATTCCTTTGGAAAGTTCAAATTATTTTTCAAATATACTTACAAACAAATTATTATTAGATTTTAATTTTGAACAATGGGATAATAATTATAAAAAATATTTGTCTGTAATACAAAATATTTAATTATAATAATAAATTAAATCAAATTTATTTGAGTAGTTTAATGTATAAAAAATTGAAAATATTATTTATTAGATTAATTGATTTATATTTCAATATATCTGATTTACCTAAATAATGTCTCAAATCAAATTAACCAATCGTAACGAAATCATTAATTTCTATTCTAATTATTTATCCGAATCAATAATTAACCATAATATTTTATTGGATAGCATAAGTGCACATACACCTAAAATGTTTAATCAAATTGATTGGAATAATCAGGTTGATGAAATAACTTTAAATAATTATGGTGATGATATTCAAATTTTCATAAAGGATATAACAAATATCGATAATATATATTCTAATAAACCAATAGATTTGTTAACTATTGTAGTTACAAAATATAATTCTGAATATGTCAACCTGTATAATTTATTACAATCAAATTGGAATGATATTTTAAATAATTAGTTTAGTAATAATTAGAAATATTATATAATTCACAACCATATCCTAAAAATTTATTTAGAAAAAACCATAAAGGACTAGGTGTATATTTAGTTAAATATCTAATAGGTTCATTTTAATTTATAATCAATTCGAATAATATAAATATTAGCATTAGTCTCCTTAGCCAAATAATAAAATTCACTTTTTCATTTGGTTTTCCACCTGATAGAAAAATAAAATAACATAACAAAAATTTTCCTCTTTATTAAATATTTTGTTGTAAGTTTTGAATATTAATAAACATATTATAATGTTGATTCCAATGTCTTTTTTTTTTAATAACAATATCTTTATTAGAAGCTATTGTATTGGTATAAAATTTAAGTGATTTGGGTAAATTATCTAGATGCTCAATATAATTTGACGAACTATCCAAATATTCCAATAATATAGGTAAATCATCTAATTTTGATATTTTATTAAAAGAACAATTTAAATATACCAATGAACTAGGTAATTCATCTAAAAAACTTATTTTATTATAGGAACAATCTAGTTTAACCAAACTACTTGGTAAATTGGATAATTTTTCAATACGATTATTTGAACAATATAATTCTGTTAAATATTCAGGAACACAAGATAAATTTTTTATCAAATTATTTTGACAATATATTTTTGTTAAAGTGTTAGGACAATTTATTATATTGGTAATTTTATTTTTTGAACAATACAATTCTTCTAAACAAGTAAATCTACTTAGGTCTAATATTCCAGTTATACCTGATTCTATTATAACTAATTTAGTTATATTAGGTTCATATTTATTTAATTTTTTACTTGTGGATTCGTCCATATTTTTAAATATATTTTTGACAAATAATTATATTTTAATAATCAATTTTTTTCAAATCAAAATTAAAAAAACAAATTTATTCATTAAAATATAAACAAAAAATTGAAATTAAATTATAAATATATTAAATTTTACAATTTAGAGCGTTGGGTATTTTAAATGCCGACTTTATAAATTAAAATTTATAAAGATTTATTTATATATTATATATAAATATGTCTAAAATTAATTATAAAAAATTATATGAAGAAGCCATTTTTGATAAAGTTAATTTGGAAAAAGAAATTAACAAAATAAATATTGAATTAGAAAATACTAAAAAATTAGTTGATTCTAATAATATTAACTTTAAAGAATTATACGATAAGATTTTGATTGAAAATAATGAACTTAAAGAAAAATTAAAAAAATATACTGCACCTAAAAGAAGTAAATTGTATTATGAAAAAAATAAAGATAAAATTATAGAAAAAGTTAAAGCAAATAAACCATCACCTGAAAAAATTAAAGAATATAATAAAAAATCATATCAAAATAGAAAACAAAAAAAACTATTAGAAGAAGAACCATTAAAAAATATCGATAAATAATTTTTACAAAAATTTTAAAAATATATAGATTAATTTTTATTTTAAAAAAATATTAAAAATAATGTTTTTTACGTTTAATAAATAATTTTAAATTATAATATTATACTATATTATAATGAATCCAAAACTCGAAATTAAAAAACCACCTGATATTTTAGAAGAAGTTGATGAACAAGTTTATAGAACTATTAAATGTCCTCTTAAATCTGTACTCAAAAATTTTGATACTATACAACCTATTTTAGATAATACTATTAAAGATATTAATCAACTTATTATTTATACCTACCAGTTTATTAAATTATATTATTTAGAAAAATTTAATAATAATAAACAATTACCTGAACTCAAAAAAGAATTTATTTTAGATTGTATGAAAACTATTGGAACGTCTGACACAAATAGAGGTAAACAAATTTCTGAAAATAAAATTAAAAATAAAGAAATTAAAGACGATATTAAATTATTTTATAATAATACTTTTAGTAAAATTGTTAATGAAAAAATATCTTACTCTAATAAAACTTATATTTTAGAACAAATGGCTAAAGAAATGACCACTTGTATTAAAACTAACATTTCTACTCATTTTCTTAAACATCTCTATAAATATATAAATATCAAATTTAAAAAGCCAAAAACAGAAGAAATTAAAAAGAACAAAGACAAATCAAAAAGAAAAGAACTCTATAAAGAACTTAATAGAGATATTAGAAATTTAAAATCAGATATTGTTGAAAGAAAAATTATTGATTCTAAAGAGGAATATCATCAATGGATTAAAGATAATATTAATTTATTATTACCAAATAATTTTACTAAATCAATACCTTACGATATTAAAGCAAATCCTTCAAAATATATTAAATATTCTATGTATATAAATAATGAAATTGAAAAATTAGGAGGTAAACCATATGCTTTCATACCACAACGTAATAATATTATTCAAAAAAATGTTATTTTTAACACTTCTGGAATTGCTGATTTACTTGGTTCTGAAATCAAAGATTTTTTTAGTCATAAAAAAAGCGATATAACATTACATTGTAAAAAATATCAATCTCATGTTTGGAGTAAAATATTAAAATTAGAGAAGAGAAGTATATTTAATGATAAAAATTATGTATTTTACAACCAAATAATGACTGATGGTTTTAATTGTTGTTTATTATTTATTCTTAAAAAATATAAAGATAAAGAATATGGCGATAAAATGCCTAAACCAAAAGATGAAGATGATGATATAATTAAGTTAGATAATTTAACTAAAGAACAATGTAATAAATATTTAGATAAAACAAAATATAAACATGTTGGTCTAGATCCGGGATATAATAGCGTCTTAAGTATAGTTGACGATAATAATAATTTTTATCAATATTCAGGATTTAGAAGAAGATTTGAGAACTATACTAAACATTCTAAAGAAATCATTCTTAATGAAAAAAAGAAATATAAAATTATTGAAAAAGAAACTGAACTATCAAAATTTAATTCCAGAACGTTAAAAATCGATGAGTATAAAAAGTTTATCATTAATAAAAATAAAATAAATGAATCAGTTAAATCTTTTTATCATAATATTTTATTCAGAAAAATAGCATTTAGAAGATATGTTAAAACAAAACAATCTGAAGAAGTATTATTAAATGAAATAGAAAATAAATATTTAACAAAAGAAGATAAAAATAAAAAGCTTGTTATCTTCCATGGTAATTGGAGTAAAGGACATACAT